TGGCACGATTCGGATAGTCAGCACTGCCGCAGAACCCGTGACATTTGTTGCCGTGAACTTGTCAATGATGGTCTTGACATTCGTTGCCGTGTATTGGGTCGTTTCGGCGTTTTCTGCGTACTTCGCCTGGACAAGCGGCCTTGCTGTGACGGTCATAACAATCCTTGCTTCAAAGCCTCAACCTCGATCAAAAGCGCTTGCACTTGAGCCTCTAGGGCTTCAAGTCTTCCGCTTTGATCTTCAGTGGGCGTAAAAAAAACACCCGTAGGCGCTTGGTCTTGGGGTTCGGCTTGCGCCTGCGATGGGGGGGCCTGGTTCAGCTCATCCCTGATTCGATAGACATCTAGTTTTATTTCCTCAATGCCTGCGTCATCGTGTAGATCAGCAGCTAACTCGTTGTTTGTTTGACCATCGTCGCCACCGACACGAACAAACACTTGCTCGAAGAAGCGGTACCACTCACGAGTAATCACCCCGGTATTCGGGTCAACCAGTGGAACCCGTACCGGCTGCTTGTTGACGCTGCTCATACTTCGTCAATCACCGCAGAGAGCAAATCACAGGAAACGTCATCAGTTACCCGGATGTGCCAAACGCGATCTCGGGCAGCGCCGAGCATGTTTGCGCGCGCGCGGGCCTTGTGTTGGCCGATCTTGCCGAGCGTCAACAAACGCCAGTTACCCCAGGTCTTGCCGCCATCGTCCGAGTAACGCAGCATCAAGTTAGCCTCATCACCTGGCGCGATACCCTGACCCACGCCGCATTCAATTTGCAGCGATCCAACACGCTGACGGGCCAATGAAGGCACAGCGAAATGCGGGGTGATCCGGTCACGGACCAATGTGTCGCCGTTGTTCGTGTTCTTGCTAACGTCCAACTCGTACAGGTTGCCGTCAGCATCACCAACAACGTGAAGGCCATAGACGAAGGCGTGACACGTTGCGCGCCATGGCTGATAGTCACCGTCAACCAACTCAGCACGTTCATGCCAAAGCCCCGAGGTGACCTCATAGACCCAAGTGGTAGACAAGCCAGGCACGTTCAGCACATAGAACGTCAGTCCGTCTTGGTGATACGTGAAAGCCGTTGCGCCGGTCAGGTCTTCGATCTGCTCAAGCAACTCTTCCAGCGCATGCGTCGAAATGCGCTGAGGCTGATAGGCGGACATGGAAAAGACAGCCGCCGCACCTTGCTCATCACGCCCCAACCAGAAAGCAACGCCGCCGATCTTTTGCAGTGAATGCGTAGCCGCGCAGCCAACTTCGATATTGGCCCCATCGTTGCGAGACAGAGGGAAATCTGCCCCGCCCGCGTCATACCAAACCTCGCCCGTGTTCTGCTTGAGTATCAGTAACTCACGGTGTTTGACCAGCCAAGAGACGATGTTGCCGGTAGAGCCTTCAGCCGTTGCAAAGTCCAGCGCATCAAGGGCTGTGAAATCTTGGTTGCCGCTCAGGTAGAACTGAGTCGAATCAGGTTCAGCAAACACGCCAAACCCATCAAGAACATCCACCCGATCAGATCCGCGCCAGTTTGTTGAAATGGACGCTGTCGTCAGCGTATCCAAGTCATACGCATATCCAGTAGATCCGCAAGCAATGGCAATCTGTGTTTCGTTGACTGACAAGCCAACAGGATCAGAGCCAGCGCTTACGCTTCCTCTGTTTGTCGACGACCATGCGCTAGACACTTGGTAGAACGTGCCACCAGCAACCGCATAAAGGCCATTGCGAGCCATAACCAGGCCACGCACAGCACCGCCAAGGTTGCACAGGTAGCGCAAGCCGGGGATCTGCTTCAAATAGCCTTGATTGCCGCCTTTACCGCTGCCTGATTCGATCACGACAGGCATGTAATTGACGGTTCGCTCTGCGTCGGCTTTGTTAAACCGAAGCGAGTACGAGGGGCCGACTAGGGGTAGTGCTGGCATCAGTCGTCCACGCTGAAGCTAATGGGGGCCGTTGAGATTGAGTACTCAAGCGCACGCTCACGTTTGATTGCCCATCGATTCGCAATTTCGGCACGCACATCAGGTGGAGTGCTTGAAAACTTCAAGCTCAACTCGTTTGCAACTCCGTAACCCAATGGATTGATCCAGTGCTGAGGAACATTCGGCGTTGTGCTGCCTGATGCGTCATCAATGATCTTTTGATACTGGATCGTGAGCGTCGGAGCATCTACAGGCGTCGGGTAGAGCCAAACGTACTTGTCTGGACTCACATAGAAGTGAGTAGGCGCACCAGTAGCAAGAGAGCGGCCAGGATTAGCGATCCACTCAGCATGAGTAAGCTGAGTCAAAGCCGACTTATTCCCACTCGATGTGATCCAAATTGACGGGAATGCAAAGTAATCAGCAGGAAGCGCAATGGTCTGACCACTAACCCATGCAAATGCCGTTTCGCTTGACAGCTTGGGCCACGAGTAGCCATACAAAGGCAACTCTTTAAGGACCGAATCAAGCGCACGCAACGCCAATGCCAATTCTTCGCCGCCTGCATCCTCGACAACGTCAAGAACGCCCAAATGGTGAAGCGCATCCGAGCAAATCTCGGTGGCTGTTTCGGTCCAGTTTGTAGACATTACAGCGGCTCAACCGTGTAGTTGTACTGAGGGATGCGAACATCGCGGCGCTTGCCGTTTTCGTCCTGCACTTGGGTTGTGATCACCGCATCACGCACAACGCCGAGAAAATTCTCGTCAATGGTTGTTTCGACGTTTCTCTTGTAAATGTTCAACACAAAGTTGTGAACGACTTCAACGTCATGGCCTTCGCCGTGGAAGGTGATCTTGTATTGCTTCAGCTTCTTGGCCTTGCCTTCTGCCTTAGCTTCTTTGACTTCTGCGACTTCACTCATTTGCGTCTCTCCATGAAAAAAGCCCGATTGTTAGGCGGGCTTGTTGTTAATCGATACGGCTATTAGGCGCAGGCTTCCCAATAGAACGTCTTCGATGCTGGGATGGTGGTTGCGGTAACTGTGAAAGTGTTGCCAGCCACAGCGATACCGTTGGTAGTTTCAAGCGTCACCGTGCCCGCGGCAACTGTGTGCAAAGACGATGCAGAAGCCATGCCTTCAAACCATTCATCTTGGATGCGGTCTGTCAGGTTGATAAAACGAACCTTGCGAGGAGCAAAGCCAAGCGTGAAGGTTGTTGCAGCAGCAGCGCCGCCATCAGTCACAACCTTGCCAACTGCAAAGTTGCCAACGCCGTTTGCGTTAGATTGGGTGTTTGTGGTCAATGCCATGTCAGTTCCTTGATTGAAAAGGCCCGCACTAAGGCGGGCCGTTTACTTAGGCAGATGCCAACGATTCCAGACGAACCATCCATGTCTGATTCAGAATGGTGGTGATGGTCGTAGCCTTCCAGCCAACAGTCGAACGCTGCTCCAGTGGGTCAGCAGTACCAGCAGAACCCAATGGTTTCACATAAGTGTTCATGGCATTGCCAGACAAAGGAGACAGGCCGTAGGCTTCAGCGCCGAAGATCAGCGTTGCATAAACGTCGTTCTTGGTGACGCCCTTGTATCCAGGGGTCAATGCGGTAGTTGCATCAGTCCAAATCTTGGCGTTGGTGCTGGTCACAAAGCGGATGTTCTTGTAAGCGCCGATCTCGTCTTCAATCACACCCATTTGAGCGGGGTAGTCAGACACGGGCTTGAAGCCGCTGATTGCTTCAAGATCGTATTCGACGTCAGGGTGGACAATGGCGATGTAAGCCTTGCGGATTGCGCCAGTGCCAACACCATCAGAAGGAGGGATGCCTTCTTTCATGAACTTGGCGTTTTGGCCCTTCAGGTAGCGAATGGCCTTATCCAAGTCTGGGCCGGTGATCTTGTTGACCAGAGCCAAACGGTTAGCCACACCGGAAGCGTAGGCCACGTTAGAACCAGCAACCAACACATCACGACGCACTTGGTCGATGGTGGTGCCCGCTTGGTCACCCAACACGTCGGTGGCTTCGGTCACCACTGGGTCTTGATTGGTCAGGCTCACCATGTCAGACAAGGTGATGTAGTCACCGTACTGAACCAAGGTAGATGTGATGTCGGTCACAGCCAAGCTGGAGCCGGAAGGTGTGACGCCTTCTGTCAGTGCCGTGGTTGCTGCGGCCAATTGGCTGTAGCGACGGAACTTGATTTGGTTGCCGCTGCGAGCCGAGATAGGACGCTTTTGACCAAAGCGGCCATGAACGTCATTCGGTTGAGCGCGAGACAGCAAATTGCGGTCATAGAAAGTTTGTACGCCTGGGGCGACTTGAGACAGAGTAGTGGTACCCATGATTCATTCCTTCGGGTTAGTAACCCTTTACGCGACGCACTTCCTTTTGGAATTCGGCGTCTGACATGTTTTGAATGCGCTGAACCTCCGCAAGGGCTGCATCTACTGGCGCAACTGCACCAGATCGACCAGCCCCAGGGACGGACATCGCGGACTTTTGAGACATCTTTGCGGCCTCGGCTGCGAATCGCTTGCCAATCTGCCGCTCTGCATGTGCGAGCTTTCCTTCGGTGATGACACGGATAGCTTCGAGAGGGTTGCTCTTAGCGTCGCCAAGTTTGTCAAGGCGTGCGGCTAAGTCTTTTTCAAGTTCTGGATCGATGTCCTTTGAGAAGATCCCAGGGTGGGCCTTGTCAATGGTTTCCATCCAAACTGAATGTTCATCTTCTGCTTGATGGCGTGGCGTTGGATCGTTTGCAACGTAGCGGATCGCATCGGCCAATTCTGGATTTGTGTCCAAAATAGCTGGCCGCATTGCCTCGCGCTGTTGTTGCTCTCTCTCTCGCCTCAATTGCGCGGCTTCTTGAGCCATCCGAGTCGCCCAGGCTTGGTTGTCCTTGGCGATCTTTTCGGCTTTCTCTAGTCGCGCTTTGATCTCTGCCAATTCGCTATCAGATTGCGAACCCTCCGCAGGCTGTGCATGGGCTTCGTCGGTAGTGGCATCAGGTGCCGCCTCGATAACCTCTTGCTCGACCTGCTCTTGCTGTAACTCCGTGTTGTCTGACATGAAAACTCCTGCGGGTCGGTTTCCCGATAGTCCGTAAATACTTGCCGGGGCTTATTCAGCTAGTCCGGCGCTTATGCTTTCTCGCTCCTGTTTGAGCGTTTCCGGCAATTCCTTGAGATCACGCAAAGCCTTGATGCGCCCGCGTGTCTGCTCGTTGTCTTGAGCAATCAATGACTGAGTGAGCGAGTCAATGCGCTCATTGATCTCAGCCAATAAAAAAGGCCACCCGGTTTGGATGGCCCCTAATGCTTGATCAATCTGGTTGATCCGCTCAGATGGATTCATTCAACTAGCATCTTGGGCGGTTAGTTGTTTGTGCTCTTGCTGTGTTTGCATGAAAAGAGCCTTGGCTCTATCAGCCTCCTGCCTAATCTGCCTTTTCAGCGCATCAGGGACTGGCATTGGCCGAAACACCTCCATCTGCTCAAAGCGGAGGTGTTTGCGGCGCATGGGTTAGTAGCCCATTGATCGCGAAAACATCAGGGCATCAAAAACCATTTTTGCCATATTGGCCTGTCCGCCTGCTCGATAGTGGAGGCCATCTGCGTTCATCAACCCCAAAGCGATTGCGGTAGCAGCAGGCTCTTGCACTTTGCGCTGATCAATGGCGGGGATGTCAAATTCGTTGACCGCGATGTTTTGCAGCGAGTCAGCAAATAGATCGGGGTCCATCCCGCCTGGACCAGTCGCGAAGCGCGGGTAACCCATCCAAACAATGTCCGGTGCGCTTGCAATCGACTTCAAAAATGTCAGATGGTTGCGAAGAATTGTTTTTGTCTGCTCAAGGGTCTGACCGAACGAATTAATGTCGTTGTATCCGCCACCTGTAAACACGACGTTCTTGGTTGACGAACCCAACAATGCCGGCATTGCAATCTGCGGACCTGCGAAGTTGTTGCCAGTCGCAGGGTTTACCGTTTCATAGGCCAAGTTGATACCACTGATCCCCGCATTCAGCATTTCAATGCCTGGGCTTGCAGCATTGCGAGTACCGATACCAGCGATCATGCAGTTCGTACCAGTAGTCGTGAACTGGGCTGCCGTGGAGTTGGCCGCGAACGTGAAACTTGCTTCTTGTGCGCTATTGCCACCCGTAGTCGAGAATGCGGCATTGACAACCGTTGCGGCCTGATCTTGAACCTTCAAAGAACCTGTGCCTGTTGCGCGCATGTACAGCAAGTCAACGGTATCAAATGCCTTGATCGCAGTGTGCTTGACCCATCCGTTTACCGCATCGGTCCCTGTAGCCCAATGCCCCCCTGCCATGCCTGGGTAAGCCACGTTGAGCGTGGTTGCGCTGCCAAATGTGATGCGCGGGTCATAAGTCGAAATGGTCGCGAGCGTTCCGTTTCCACCGGTACCCATGGACCAGTTTTCGTCGGCCTGATAACCCGCGGCCGTCAGCATGGCTGCAAGTTGGCGAATCCAACCCTTTGCCCGCGCACCAACAAGCCCGTTGTTGGCCGACTGCGTACCTGCCATCATCGAGTCCGGTACGAACAGAAATCTGCTTCGGAAGTCGTTTGACGCGGCGCCCGCAAGCGCGGCTCTGATCTGCAGCGTGTTTGATCGCTTCCAGTTGACCATTGCAAGATTCGTTTGCACCTGCGAATACGCCAAAGCCGCCCGGCTCGCGGCGTCTAGCACCGTTTGGCCGGATGCCGCCAGCGCGGTATCGATTGGTATTGGTTGCCCGTCTGACACCTCGTACGCGCCATCACGCACCGTTGCTGTAATTCGCGCAACACCAACCGCTCTGAACGGGCCATAAGTAGCCGAACCATGAATTGATCCGATGGTTGCGCCAGCAGTCAGGCCAAGACCTGAAACGCATTCAACCGCGGCAGTTCCAGTCGTGTTGATAGCAATGGTCTGACCAACAGAAAGGTTGACCGTAATCGGTGCGCCTAGATAGACGATATTCATGGTGTTTGATCCTGCTCAGGCGTAAAAAAACCCGCTTGTGCGGGTTGTTCTGGCTGTGGTTCTTCAATTGGTGGAGGGCCGTACTCTTGCGCCTCAATCGGCATTTCTGGCACTGACTCTGGTGGCTCGAGGCGCAATGTCAGGCGTTTGCATGGCCTGGATGCCTACAGTTTGCGCAACAGCAATCAGCTCATTTGCCTCCAAATATGGGATGACGACCTTCAAGCGCTCTGTTTCTGCCTTGAACTGGTCAACCTGCTGGCTCTTGCGCAATTCTTCGATGTGATCCGCTCCAGCGTCAAGCGCTTGGCTCATTTGCTGGATCTGCTCTTGCATCTGCTGCATTTGCTGCTGAACCTGCGGAGGCAATTGGCCTGCTTTGTCGTCTTCAATGATTGGAGACTCGCGGCCAATTTCCATCACATCCCATGTTTGCTGAAGCAACTCGCGTGCGTCAATCAATGGGGATGTTGCAGGGTTCGACAAAGCAAACTCAGAGAAGGCGCGAATCTTGTTCGTCAGCACTTCTTTTTGCATGAAGGATGAAACGCCGGTTGCCTTCCACTCCATGAATGAAGTTTTGCCAAACTGCTTGATCTGTTGCCAGATTTGCGCAATCTTGTCACCGTGGATCTTTTGGACTGTCTCAACTTCCAGATACTTCAAGTCCCATTCAATCGTCCGCTCGACAATCTCTTCAATCCAAAGCTCGTCAATGTTCTGAATGACCTCTTTGATCGGCAAGCTAGATGCCGACATGATCATGCTGATGCCTGTTGCCGTCTTGTTCAGGTGGCTTGCGTCATCGCCTTGGGTGTACTTCGTGATCCCTGTGTCGTCGTCTGAGAACTGCTCAGAGACGCGAATCACATCAAGCCAGCCGCCCGTAACGTCAGGCTCATGGTTGTACATGATGGCCGTCTTGCGCTCTTCAGGCGACAGACCGGGCTTCATTTGGTAGACCTTGCCGGGGAACTTGCGGAAATCCTCAGTTGCAAGAAATTTGGAGCGGT